AGTCACTAGGATGGAAACCAAAGCATAATATTATATGAAATTAGTTATATTAAATGATACACATTGTGGTGTAAGAAACTCATCTGAGATCTTCATGGAATACCAAAGAAGGTTTTACGAAGAGATATTCTTCCCATACTGTAAAGATAATGACATCACACAAGTGTTGCATTTAGGTGATTACTATGATCATAGAAAGAATATTAACTTCAAAGCTCTTAATCATAATAGAAGAATATTCTTAGATCCATTAAGAGATAATGGCATGACTATGGATATCATTCCAGGTAATCATGATGTGTTTCATAAGAATACTAATGCATTATGTTCACTCAAAGAGTTGTTAGGATACTATACATCTAATGTTAATATCTTTATGAAGCCTACTACCGTTAGTTATGATGGGGTTAAGATTAACTTCTTGCCATGGATTAGTAAAGACAACTATGAAACATCTATGAGATTCATTAAGGATAATGATGGTATCTTATTTGGTCATTTAGAATTAGAAGGATTTGAAGTACTTAAGGGGTTTAACAATCCACATGGTATGAGTGGTAAATTATTCAAGCATTATGATACAGTTATAACTGGACATTATCATACTAAGTCACAACAAGGACCTATCAGATACTTAGGCTCTCAAATGGAGTTTACTTGGAATGATGCACATGATCCAAAACACTTCCATGTATTCGATACCGATACAGGAAAGATTACACCAATTCTTAATCCAATTACCTTATTTGAAAAGGTATATTATAATGATAATACAACGGACTATCATACCGTTGATGTATCATATTTAGAGAACAAATTCGTAAAGGTTATAGTTGATAGTAAGACTAACCCCTTTATGTTTGACAAATTTATCGATAGAATAGCTGACATTAACACTCATGAGTTAAAGATAGTTGAGAACTTCCTGGAGTTCTTGGGTGAGAATGTTAAGACAGATATTGAATCGGTAGAGAACACAACAGAGTTAATGAGTACATATGTAGATTCTGTCTTAACAGATCTAGATAAAGATAAGATTAAAGTACTTATGAACTCGTTGTATAATGAAGCAATAAATGAGGAAATACAATAATGAAGATAACACTAACAGCAATTGCTACAACAGTAGCTTTAATGGGCATGGCCGAAGCGTCACACCACACTCGACATGCAGTAAGTTCGCATCAATTTAATATTGAAGATGCAATGAACAATAAAGAGATAGTACTGATGTCATTAGGTGCAGCAGTATACTATTCACAATACTGTGCAGGATTAACTAGTAGAGGGCAGATGTACTTGAATAAAGCCGCTAAACTACATAAGATCGACTTTAATACGGTAGAGGATAATAAAGACTTTAAAGTTGGATATAAGACAGCTGAGAGTTACCCAACATGTGGTAGGCTTAGATTTGCTATTACTGACGCAGGCCTTGGAGCTATGATTCGATGATTCAATTCGTAAGTATAGAATATAAAAACTTCTTATCGGCAGGAGCCAATTCAATTAAGATTAATCTTAATAAGAATAAGTCTACGTTGATTGTAGGCCATAACGGCGCTGGTAAGTCTTCTATACTTGATGCATTATCATTTGGCTTATTTGGTAAGCCACACAGATCTGTATCGAAGAATCAATTAGTAAACTCGGTTAATGGTAAAGGAGCCTTAGTAAATGTTAAGTTTAAATTATCAGGGCATGAGTTTGAAATCGTACGAGGTATTAAGCCTAATAAGTTTGAGATATGGCAAGATGGATCAATGATAGATCAATCTTCTAATGCTAGAGATTATCAGAAGTTCTTAGAACAGAATATACTGAAACTCAACCATAAGTCATTTCATCAGATTGTAGTACTTGGATCTAGTTCATTCATTCCATTTATGCAATTGTCTACTAACCATAGACGTGAGGTGATCGAAGACTTATTAGATATTAATATCTTTAGTAAGATGAAGAATATACTTAAGGATAGAACATCAGGTGCCAGAAGTGCTTATAAGGATGCCAAGTCTTTATTAGATATTGAAAAGGTTAGGATAGAACATCAGAACCGATACATTGAGAAGATGGAATCTCTCAATATGGCAGCCGAAGCTTCTAATGAGGATAGGATACAACTAATTCAAGCTGAATTGTCTAAGCAAAGAAACTTAAAGACTAATCTGATGTCTGAGCTTAGATCATTTCCATTAACATTAAAATCCGATTTAAATGATTTAATGAAGTCTAAATCTGGTTTAGAGACTCAAAGAGGTGAAGTTACTAATACCATTAGTAATATGGTTACAGAAGCTAAGTTCTTTGATAGTCATGATACATGCCCTACATGTTCTCAAGACATCACTACATCAATCAAAGCTGATAAGGTCCAGACTATTAAGGACTCTGCAACAATACTAAGTCAAGTTATGATTGATATTGAAGATGAATTAGAATCAAATACGGAAGGCCAATTAATAGTGGTTAATAGGATTGATAGCCTCAGAACGTGTTCTAATGCATTGGAGTCAACTGAAGGTCAAATCAAAGCTTTTGAGGATGGTATTAAAGGATTGAGTGTGGTTAAAGATAAGGTAGACTTATCTGAAGCTTATGCTGAATTACATACATTAACTATTAATGCTGATGAGATAAGAGATGAATTAGATCATCAAAATGATAAGCTATTGTATAACGGTGTAGCAGGTGAGATGTTAAAGGATACTGGTATTAGAACGAAGGTTGTAAGAGAGTATTTACCAGCAATGAATATGTTGATTAATCAGTACTTACAAACACTAGACTTCTTTGTGTCATTTAATCTAGATGAGAGTTTCAATGAGACTATCAGAAGTAGACACAGGGATACGTTTGTATACGCTAACTTCTCTGAAGGTGAGAAACAAAGGATCGACTTATCATTGTTATTTGCTTGGCGTAAGATTGCTCAAATGAAGAACTCAACTAATACTAACTTATTGATATTAGATGAGACATTTGATTCATCCTTAGATACAGATGGTGTAGATAATCTTATGAAGATCCTATATAGCTTAGATGATAACACCAATACATTTGTCATATCACATAAACCAGATCTACTTGAATCGAAGCTAGATGCTAAGATAGAATTCAAGAAACCTAACAACTTTTCGCAAATGATTGAATAACCCTCTAATTATGATGTTGCCATTTTGGTCGTTTTACTATATAATATAATTATAAACAATTGAGAAAAGGCATTACATTATGAATATACAAAGTCAAGATTACCTAGCAAAGTTACTTGCTAAAGAGAACCTTACCGTTCAACACGGTAACTATTCAACAGCTTCATTCAACGTTGTAGATAGAATACTTAGTCTTCCATTATGGGCAGATAAAGGTAAAGCTGTTTACGATTTATTAGTTGGTCATGAAGTAGGACATGCATTATACACACCTGCAGAGGGGTGGCATGATTCCGAATCTAAGATTCCAGGTGTTCCAAGATCAATGATTAACATCATCGAGGACATTCGTATCGAGAAGTTAATTCAAAGAACATACCCTGGTATCGTAAGATCATTTAAGAAAGGTTATAAGATCTTATTTGATGACAACCTATTCGGTACAGTCGGTAAAGACTTAACTAAATACGGTTTCATGGATAAGTTAAACATCCACTCTAAAGGCAGAGGATATGCTAAAGTTGAATTCGACGATACAGAACAAATGTTTGTTGATTTAGCTATGAAAGTTGAGACTTGGGATGATGTGCTTAATGCGTGTTTGGAGATTAATGATTTCTTGCAAAACCGCGATGATTATAAATATGAAGATAAGGAGAATGAAGATGAGAACACTGAAACAGGAAGTGCATGTGGTGAAGAGTCAGATGAAACAGGATCCGACATGGGGCAGACTGATGAAGTCGGCGAAGACACTAGCGATGCACCGTCAGATAGTAAACCAGCTGAAAATGAGTCAGTAACTGATGATGCCCAACGTGAAAACGAGGGTGATCTTTTAGAAAAAGATGAACGTGGTAAGCAACCAGCTTACTGTGATGGTATTAAAGAAGATACTATTGATCAAATGGTTACTACGTATAAAGATCTTGCAGCTGCACGAGCTAAATCTGAGGCACGTACAAATTATTCAATATACAACAACGAATTTGTCAGTGCTAATTTTGAAACCTTTATATCTGAGAGCAAGAAAGTCGTGGCTCAAATGGCTAAGGAATTTGAACGTAAGAAAGCTGCATTCGAATATAGCCGTAGTCAAACTGCAAAGAAAGGTTCTTTGGATGTTAACAAACTTCACCAGTATCAATACAGTGAAGATATCTTTCAAACAGTAACTCAGTTAGCGCAAGCTAAGAGCCACGGCATTGTGTCAGTACTTGACTGGTCTGGATCAATGAGTGGCATCATCGAAGATGTTGTTAAGCAGTCAATTCAAATAGCAATGTTCTGTAAGAGAGTTAACATTCCATTTGAGTTTTACACTTTCACAAGTGGTGCAAATGATGTTGACATTGATAAGCTACCTATGGGCACTATACAGAATGTCGATAGAGTCCGCATTACTGAGATTACTAATAACCGTTTGAGTAAAGCTGACTTCATGGGATCTATTAAAGCGTTATTTGCAGCAGCTATTATCACTGGTGATTATTCTACACGTACTAGCACAGGCATCTATTATGGAGATTTGTGCACATATGATCGTATGGGTTCTACACCTCTTATCGAAACTACGATTGCGTTAGCTACATTAGTCTCTAGGTTCCAAGCTAGAAACGCTATTCAGAATACTAACATCATCATCCTAACCGATGGCCAACCAGATTATCTTTCATTGACACAAGATTACAGTGATAATAATTTGAGTATAGACACATACAATATTGTATTAAACTTTAAAGGTAAAACTATTAAAGGTTCATCTACCGAAGAGATATACAGTGAGTGTGTTAAAGCCTTGAAAGCTTATACTAACTCAACTGTAATGTGTTTCTTCTTGGCTGGAGGTAATCAAGATTTCTTAATGGGATTTTACAAGATAGGTGGTTACGTTGATAATTCAATTAAGGATAAGGCTGTTAAAACCTTTAAGGCTGATGGTCTCCACGTTACTAGCAATGTCAACGGTTATGATAAATTCCTTATTATCAAGGTTGGTGATAAGAATGTTGCAACTGAATTTGAACCTAAGAAGACAGAGAAGATTTCAGACATCAAACGTGAATTTAGAAAGTTTAATAAGAACAAGAAGCAAGTTAAGAAGTTAGTTAAAACAATCACAGATGCGGTTGCCGCATAAGGAGAAAATATGTTAGATGGATACCCAGATGCTAAGAAGCATCAAGTAATAAGCTTTATTAAATCAGGATTAAGATTCGTAGGATACTTTGCCTTACCATTTTCGTTAATGGTAGCTGCTGTATTCTTGATCTTGGCCGAAGTGTTAGGCGTTGTGGAGGAGCTTGTATAACCATCTTATTTAGATGAAAAATACATGGTTATTAGGTTGCCATTATCCACGATCTACTATATAATATAATTATAAACAATTGAGAAAGGACTATATAATGAAAAATGTAAAACAAGAAGTTTTTGCCAAAGTAGCAGAGACACACACAAAAAATGATTTCACTGTTAAAGAGATATTAGCAATCGCTGATAACTTCGGTTGGAAACGACAAGCAGTATACAATCAACTTAAGAAATTCCCTAAAGTAGGTACTAGATCAGGTGAAGGTGTATATAACCTTGAAGCTGCTTTAATCCCTTTCAGGGCTAAGCCATCACCAACTACTGTTCAACAAGTAGGTGTTTCATCTGTTTCTAACGATGAGGTATATATCCCTGAAATTGATAAGACATTCGTCGCTTGGGGTAACTTTAAAGATGTCTCAACTATCATTAACTCAGGTGCATTTTACCCTACATATGTTACAGGTTTATCTGGTAACGGTAAGACGTTCATGATCGAACAAGCATGTGCTAAGGCTGGACGTGAATATGTTCGTGTTCAGATCTCTCCTGAGACTGACGAAGATGATTTAATTGGTGGTTTCCGTTTATTAGCTGGTGAAACAGTATTCCAAAAAGGACCTGTTATCAAAGCTATGGAAGCCGGAGCAGTTCTGTTGATTGATGAGATTGATCGCGGTACTAATAAGATCATGGCCCTTCAAGGTGTTTTGGAAGGCAAGCCTGTTCTAATTAAGAAAACTGGTGAGATCATCAAACCTAAGAAAGGTTTTAATGTAATTGCTACTGCTAATACAAAGGGTAAAGGCTCTGATGATGGTCGCTTTACAGCTGCTACAATCATTGACGAAGCATTCCTAGAACGTTTCACTATTACCATTGAACAAGCATTCCCAGCTCAAAAGACTGAGCAAAAGATTCTTAAGAAGCACATGGAGAAGTTTGATTGTGTTGATGAAGAGTTTGCAACACTATTGACTGGTTGGGCTGATACGATTCGTAAGACGTTTGAAGATGAAGGTATTGATGAGGTTATTTCAACTCGTCGTCTTTGCCACATCGTACAGACATTCAGTATCTTCGGTCAACGTGAGAAAGCTATCTCATTATGTATTAATCGTTTTGATGATGATACTAAAGAAGCTTTCCTTGATCTTTACTCTAAGGTTGATGCAACCATCAACAGTGTTGATGATTATGGCACAGACTGCTATGATGACGTAGCAGAAGATAGTGCTCAAGTTCCTTATGCTGATTACAAACTATAATCGGAATTGGGGTTGACATTCACATCGAAAAGGCGTATAATATAAACATATGACAATTAAATACAAATACAATGAAAAGGGGTTACTTGACGAGATGCAGGGTTATGTTGATGGTACATACAATGAACATTACTCTGGTCGAGGTGGAGTCCAAGCATTAGATCTTATCTGCGCAAGTGGTAAGGGCTTGGACTTCACATTAAGTAACGTAATTAAATATGCTGCAAGGTATGGTGAAAAAGACGGGACTAACCGTAAAGATCTAATTAAGATCATTCACTATGGCTTACTAGCTTTAAATGAACATGACGAGGTTAATAATGAATCTATCTAATGAAACAGTCGAGGTCTTAAAGAACTTCGCAGCAATCAATAGTAACATCGCGTTTACTACTGATAATACATTACGTACGGTAGCTGTATCGCGGAACGTAATGGCTAAGGCATCTGTGTCTGAATCATTTCCATATGAGTTTGGAGTATATGATTTGCCGGAGTTCTTATCAGCGTTAAGTATGTTTGAAGAACCTAATTTATCATTTGATAATAATAAGAAGTTTGTTACTGTAACAAATGCTAATGGGTCATCTTCTATTAAATACTTCTTCTCTGATGTCAGTAATCTGGTAACTGCGAAGAATGATCCTAAGATGCCTGATGTGGCTGTATCATTTGAGTTAACCGGTTCTCAGTTAAATTCTATTCGTAAGGCATCGGGAGCATTGAAGGCAGACCAATTGGTTATTAAGCCTACTCTGATAGGGTCCCAAAATGACGCAGGAGTTGAGTTAATTGTAACTGATGTTAAGAATCCAACGTCAAATGAATTTAAACTGTCAGTTAAAACTGATATAAATAATGATACTGAGTTTGAGTTTGTGCTAAACATAGGCAACTTTAAATTCAGTATGTGTGATAGTTATAAGTTTGAGATCTCATCTAAGCTTATAGCATCTGTAACCGCAGTCGATACCCAGTATTGGCTCGCACTTGAAAAATCGTCCAAATAAGGAGAAAATACAACATGTCTGATCAAGATCAAACAACAACAGAAGAAGAAGTAACACCAGGTATTGGTATGCAGGATATTGCCGCGTGCGTACAAATTATTGACATTGTAACTAAACGAGGTGCCTTTGAAGGTGCTGAGTTGGCTGATGTCGGTACTGTTCGTAATAGACTAACTGCATTTTTAGAAGCCAATAAACCGGCTGAAGAAGAAGAAGCTACAGAAGAAACCACTGCGGATTAATTAATCCATTGGGCCTATAGCATAGCGGTTCCAATGCAACCGACTCATAATCGGTTGACCCTTGGTTCGAATCCAAGTAGGCCCACCAAATTACTTTATATTATGGAGAAATAAATGACATTAACATCTCAAGAAAAGAAAGACGTATTACGTGTAATCAAAGATTGTTCCGACTCATTGACCAGAATGGATGGTGAACGTACGTTCATTAAAGAATCTATTATGGGATTAAATGATAAGCATGGCCTTGATAAGAAACATCTTCGTAAGGTAGTAAGCATTTACTATAAGCAAAATCTGGCTGAAGTTACAGCAGGTAATAACGATGTGGAAGATCTATATGAAACAATTACTGCATCATAACAATATGTTTTAAGCTTGAAATACCCGTGACATCCGGGTTAATATGATGTATAATATAAATTTTATTATGGAGAAAGTGAATGAATAGAGATGAGTTCTTGTGGGTTGAGAAGTATAGACCAGCTACGGTCGACGAATGTATTTTACCTAAATCGTTAAAGGATACGTTTAAACAGATTGTAGATACTGGTGAATTACCTAATATGATGTTTACAGGTACTGCAGGTGTAGGAAAGACTACAGTTGCACGTGCCTTATGTAACGAACTCAATCTTGATTATATCATTGTTAATGGATCCGAAGATGGAAACATTGACACACTCCGTGGTAAGATTAAACAGTTTGCTTCGACTGTTTCACTCCAGGGTGGTTATAAGGTAGTCATATTAGATGAGGCCGACTATCTAAACCCCCAATCTACACAACCAGCTCTTCGTGGCTTTATCGAAGAGTTCTCAAACAATTGTAGGTTTATCTTAACTTGCAATTTCAAAAACCGTATCATTGAACCATTACACTCTAGATGTTCTGTGTATGAATTCAATGCAGGTAATAAGGCTGTGATGGCTGGTGAGTTTATGGCTAGACTATCTGATATATTACAAGCAGAGAATGTAACAGCCGAAGCACCAGTTATAGCAGAACTCATTATGAAATACCTACCAGATTGGCGTCGTGTTATTAACGAGTGTCAACGATATGGTATAGGTGGTACAATTGACTCTGGTATTCTAGTCTCCTTATCAGAGTCCTCTATTAAAGGCCTTATGGCAGATCTTAAGAAAAAGAACTTTAAGGGTATGCGTAAGTGGGTAACAGATAATATTGATATGGAACCTTCAGTTCTATTCCGAATGGTATATGACAATATGATGGATTATGTAGATGTAGGTTACGTACCTCAATTGGTTATCACCCTCGCAGAGTATCAATATAAGAATGCATTTGTAGCTGATCATGAATTGAACACCGTTGCCTGTCTTACTGAGATCATGGCCCAAGGTAAGTTTAAGTGACACCTAAAGAATCTTTAAATCGTGGTAAGACTGATCTATCTACCAATCCGTTCTCATACTTGAATGCTATCAACAATAACGATTGGTATCATTTCAAGGATGTAACTATATTGAATAAAGATTATCCAGCTTTTATGATCAATCGTGGTTTATCATACTTCCCCGATACTGTCTTATATGCTAACGAGATGAATATCCACCACCAGATCGATAGTAGACTCCAATTCGATTTTCTTATAAATATTATTCGTAAGAGGAAAAGGTTCTCGAAGTGGAATAAGACTACAGAGTCTTCTGATATAGAAGCTCTAAAAGCCTATTATGGCTATAGTAATGAGAAAGCTCGTAATGTTTTACCTCTTTTAAATATGAATGAATTGAATATTATAAAGGAAAAGGTAAATCATGGTGGATTATCAAGACGAGCTCGTTGACTGGAGCCCGGAGATTATGTTAGAAGTCACATTAGCACAACCCGACGATTTTTTAAAGATCAGGGAAACCCTAACAAGAATGGGTGTTGCAAGCAAGAGAGATTCAAAGTTATATCAGTCTTGTCATATACTGCACAAGCAAGGAAGATACTTTATCACGCACTTTAAAGAACTGTTCTTATTAGATGGTAAGCCGTCTAACTTAACAGAGAATGATGTTGGCCGTAGGAATACAATTGTACAATTGTTATCTGATTGGGGGTTACTAGAAGTAGTATTACCTATTCAAGACACTGCACCATTAAGTCAGATTAAGATCATATCACACAAGGAAAAACATAATTGGGAGTTATGCCCAAAGTATAATATAGGCACCAAATAGGGTTGCTTTTTGATTGAAATTGAGTTATAATATAATATTATAACAATTAAAACTATAGGATGATATATAATGGCTAAGATTAGATATTCTGAATACTTTTACTCAGTACAGGGTGAAGGTAAATGGGTAGGCACTCCAAGTGTCTTTTTAAGAACATTCGGTTGTAATCTCGAGTGTAATGGATTTGGGCAGCCTAGGGATAATCATATGCCCGTTGAGGATATGCCTTATATGCAAATCGATGTTGATAACTACTCTTCAGTAGAAGAGTTGCCAGTTGTTGATATTGGTTGTGACTCTTCAGCTTCTTGGAGTAAGAAGTATAAGAAGTTAAGTCCATTCGCAGATACATATGACTTGGCAATGGAACTGGATGGATTACTTCCTGGTTCAACCACATTCAAAGATCATGTACACTTAGTCATTACTGGTGGCGAACCTATGTTGGGTTGGCAAAAAGCATACGTTGAAATGTTACAGTATCCCCAATTCGATAACCTAACACATATTACATTTGAGACTAATGGGTCTAAGATGGTACAACCTGTATTAATTGATTACTTCAATAGTATCAATGATATGAAAACTGAAGTAACTTGGATGGTATCGCCTAAGTTAACATTGACAGGAGAGGATCAAGCAGTAACTATTCAGCCTGATGTTCTATTAGCAATGAATAAAGTTATGAACTCTTATATTAACTTGAAGTTTGTTATTAGAGACGAAGAAGATATCGTCGAAGTTCAGAATGCAGTACAAGCATATGAAGACGCTGGAGTGTATATTGAATCAGTATTCTTAATGCCTGAAGGTGCTACTATTGAAGGTCAAATGTTAACCGAGAAGAACGTAGCCGATCTCTGTATGGAGTATGGATATAAGTTCTCCCCTAGATTACATATTAACTTATTTGGCAATAGCTGGGGTACATAATGACTAATTATACATATGATGAATACTTAAGAGATATCCTAGCAATTGAAGATAGATTATTAACCTTGATATCTAGAGGTCATAAAATTCACTTAATTGGTATATATAGAGGATCACTACCAATGGCTGTTCACTTATCTAATATCTTACCAGCTGAGATGTCTATTATTAAGTTTCAGACCAGAGATGGTGATGATAAAGTTCCTGAATGGGTATTGGATAATACCAAATTAGGTGATACCTTAATTATATTAGATGATATATATGACTCTGGTAAGACTATGAAAGTGATTGATAGTTTCTTGAGGGATGATAAACCAGAGTCATACATTGAGAGCCATGTACTGATAGGGTCTGAGAAGGCTGAAGCAGATGGAGTTTTTTATTATACTGAACACAACAAAGAATGGATTGTGTTCCCATGGGAGATAGATTATGTTAGTGAAGTCAACGAAAGCGTGGCATAAGTTACCATGCGGGCATGCCCAATGGTTTGATGAAGAGTCAGATGGAAGTGCAGGTGCTTGTTCAGCTGTACATGGATATGATAGAAGTATTAAGATGACATTCGTTGGCGAAGTAGATGAGATGGGTTGGATCGTACCCTTTGGAGAGTTAAAGAGTGTTAAGAAGTTCTTAGAATATTACTTTGATCACACAACAGTTATTCCAGCAAACGATCCGAGGTTAGGTGCATTTCATGAAGTTAATGAAATGACAGAACCTCCAATGTTTAAATTAAGAGTTTTACCATATGGTGTATCTATGGAGATGAGTTCAAGATTTATTTGGGAACAAGTAAATCCTTTCATCTTCGCAGTCACCGATGGTAGATGTTATGTTGAGAAAGTAGAATCTATTGAACATGATTCTAACTCAGCATATGTAGAAGTAAGTAAAGAAGAAGCGGAGACGCAGGCTTTGATGACAAAAAACGAATTCCTAATCATGAAACCAGAATGGGAATGGCAACCACCAAAGGAGAAATAATGCACGACAAGGCAAAACAAAACGAACAACTAGGTAGAGAAGTAAATGAATACTTAGTTAAGATGGGTGTGCAAACACCAATGACTGATCAAGTAGAGGTAGATAATGCTGTTAAATTACTACTAATAGAGGAACAAACAAGAGATATGTTATTAACTCTAGGATTGGATTTAACAGATGATTCATTAATTGATACACCGAAGCGAGTAGCTAAGATGTATGTTAATGAGATCTTCTCGGGACTTAGGGCTGATACATTCCCTAAGTGTACTGCAGTAGACAATAAGATGACTAGTGGAGATGAGTTTGTATTAGAGAAGAATATTACTTTATTCTCTGACTGCGAACATCACTTACGACCAATCATTGGTAAGTGTCATATTGCATACATCCCAGGTAAGAAGGTATTAGGTCTATCTAAGATGAATAGATTAGTACATTACTTTGCAAGACGACCTCAGATTCAAGAACGTCTTAATCAACAAATTGCACATGCAATGGCTTACATTACGGGATCAGATGATGTTATTGTTATCATCGATGCTGGTCACACTTGTGTGAGTCAACGCGGTGTCATGGATACCAATTCGACCACAGCTACTCTCACCGCATTAGGTAAGTTTGGTGAACCGGATTCACCATTGAGACGAGAGGTATTGGCAGCAGCTAATAGCTAAACACTTACAATAATGATGTACATAAAAGCAACTTTCGGGTTGCTTTTTTGCTCTAATTATAGTATAATATATACATATAAACAATAAAGCGAAGGAGCTAACAAATGAAAAACAACTTAAACAACTTAACAACTCAAATTCAAATCGTAAACAGCCAATATACTTTACCAGCTTGTTTACACTCAGTAATCACTTTATTCAATGAGTCTAAATTAGGCACTACTCGTAAAAGAGGTAAAGAGTTCTCACCATTAGATCAAGCTATCAATACAGCTGAGTCTATCAGTAACATCAACAAACTTAAGCAATTTGCATTTAACACTGTAATGAAAGGCGAAGGCCTGGGTGTTCTATAATGTATGCAGTTTATGTATTAAGACTGCAACGTGAATTTGCAGATAACAATACCTATGATGTTTTAAAAGTAGGTATTACTAAAGACTTAGATACACGTATCAACTATAAGGGTTTAGATGAGAAGTGGCCCATATGGAAAGTATGGAGCGACGTTGATATCTTACATTGTACTGATTATGCATACGATGAAGATACAGCCCTTAAGGTAGAGAAATCTATTATGGATACTATATCTATTAAAAATAATTCATATCACGCAGACACAGGTGAACCTAGATTTCATAACTTTAGTGAAACACATATGATATCAGGTATAACCGAGATGCGTAGGTATTATCAAGAGGATGCAGATAAAGCTGTATCCGATTTAATTAAACTGGAGGCATATCTTGAAAACGTATCATGAATCACCACTATCAATATTTAAAGGAGTTCAACAAGTAACTGATGGAGATTATGCATTAGTACACTTATTCGAAACTAACCCCGCATACTTCCAGACATTCAAAGATGCAGTTAATAGTGGTAGAGAAGTTATCTTAGATAACTCTTTATTTGAATTAGGAGAGAGCTTTGATCCTGATCGGTATGCATATTGGATTGAGGAGTTATTACCTACATGGTATATCATTCCAGATACACTGGGTGATGGTCCAGATACTATTAGAAAGTTTGATGAGTGGATGGGTAAGCATGCCGATTCATTACCTGGTAAGACTATAGCCGTGGCTCAAGGCAAGAACATGCAGGAGCTTATTGAATGCTATACTGCATTAGTAGAGAACGTAGACATGATTGCAATATCATTCGGTAATGAATGGTTTATTGATAATCATCCTATACTTGAATTTAATAGTTTAAAGACTACTAAGTATCATTCATATATGTGTGGACGTATAGCCTTAATAGATCATATGGTTAAGTATAACATTATTGATGAAAATACACCACATCACTTACTTGGATGTGGATTGCCACAAGAGTTTAAATCATATCATAATTATGATTTTATAAAATCAGTAGATACATCTAATCCTGTAGTGCATGGTATGAAGGGTATTAGATATACTGAGAGTGGATTAGAAACTAAAGAGTCAGTGTTACTATGTGACTTAATGGATGCTGCAATTGCCGGTGACAAGTTGGATGATATCATGTATAATATACTTATGTTTAGAAAATTTTGCAATGGAGGTGAATTAAAATGAAACATATTATGGGGCCTAGCTCAAGGTCCGAATTGAGTAACGTTAAAGAAGTAGATGTACAACCTAATGCAGTAGATCTAAGGATCGGTAAGATCTTTAAGCTTAACAATGCAGAATTCTTCATCGATGAAGATAGAAAGGGTCATCGAGGATCTGAAGAACTATTTCCAGATGAGGATGGTTATTGGCTCTTAGCTAAGAGTACGTATGAGGTGGTTATGTTGAATGACATTAAGGTCGGTGTTGATGAAGCTGGATGGGTTATTACTAGATCAACTTTGAATCGCAATGGTGTATTCTTAACATCAGGATTATATGATTCAGGGTATGATGGATGTATGGCAGCATCAATGCATGTTCATGGAGGGCGTATGAAGATCCGACATGGTACTCGCATCGGTCAATACTTATCATTTAATTCTGAATCACTACACTCATATGACGGTGACTATGGTCATGCCAAGGAGCATGATAATAAATATGTGTAGTATATTCGGTAGTTTTAATAGAGTAGTATTATCTGAATTGGTTCATATGAATCAGTTTAAAGGTACGTTTTCATATTCATTAACACAAGGTGATCGAACTCATAAAGACTTCGGTACATTTAATCAATCTACTATTGCGTTGATTGGTAAGTCTGATGAGTATATGATAGGTCATGTGCAAGCACCCACAGGTGGGATGGTTGAAGATACTACTCGTATCCATCCAACATCTATTGGTAGTTCATTGCTGTGGCATAATGGATTGATTACCCCTAGAGGTATTACTTACTTACAAACGAAGTTAGAATCCGATGAAGAATTTGATACTAAGCTATTGCATGAATACTTTGTTAAGAATAACTTTACAGGCTTAGGTGAGATTGAAGGCTTATTCACTTGTGTATTTAAACATGGTAATGAGTTCTATGTATTTAGAACTAAGCATGGTAAGCTGTATGTGAATGATGACTTAGATATATCATCAGAGAGATTTAAGGATTCTAAGTGTATTAACTATGATACGGTTTATAGAATGGACTTCGAGAGAATGAAATTACAACCCGTAAGTAAGTTTAAGACAAAGAGATTTAACTATATTATTGAAGGAGAAATGGATGATTGATTTACCAGAGACTAGTAAGAACGTATGTATTGCATTATCAGGTGGACTAGACTCCACCGTTTTGGTTCATGCATTAGTAAAGAAGTATGGGTCTGATAGGGTTAAGGCTATATCATTTGACTTTGGTCAAAGACATAACATTGAATTAGATATGGCTGAAGCTACTGCTGATAAGTTAAACATCGATCATAATGTATATCGACTCGATTACTTAAAGGATATTGCTCAGGAGACATGTGCATTGATTGCTGGATCCAATCTTAAACCTAAGACTGCAGAAGAGAATGCAGGTGATCCACAAGTCAATACATATGTGCCATTTAGAAACTTACAGTTCGCTGCTATCACCGCAGCATATGCAGAAGCTAAAGAATGTGAGATAATCTTTCAAGGATTGAATGCTGTAGATGAATATGGTTATTGGGATACATCACTTGAGTTCACTAAAAGAGTTAATGACATACTAGCATTGAATAGACAAAACTTAGTGAAATTCGTCGCACCTTTTGTAGAGCTATATAAAGATGATGAGTTACAATTAGCCAAAGAGTTATCAACACACTTTGGTTATGATATCCTAGAGAAGACTTGGTCGTGTTATAACGGCTGGTCAGAGGAGTATAACTTTAAAGAATGTGGTGTATGTAATACATGCACAGAGAAGTTAACTGGTTATATTCAAGCTGAATATACTAATGAGGTGATTATGAATAAGTTTAATGTTAATGAAGATACAATTGAATCGATAAGGTGTAAGTTATGATAAAGTCATTCTTCTTTGGTCCGTTTAAATCCTATGCTTGGTGGACACTATCATTTCTTGTATTACTAGTTGGATTTCAAGCATATCTGGTAAGGCAGTTTAATGATTGGTATAAGGTCTTTTATGATGCCTTAGAAGATAAGGATCAAGATGCATTTTATGAAAGTTTCATTAATAGGGGTGATTTATTATTCTATGATGTGACTACATGGGGATTCATTCCGTTAGCTTTACTAGCTATTATTATGTTTGCTTATACTCAATTCCTTGGTAACAGATTCTCTTTTAGATGGCGCGAAGCTATGACATGGCATTATCTCCCAACATGGAAGGCTATGGATAATGTAACTGAAGGTGCTTCACAACGTATACAAGAAGATACTAAAAAGTTTGCATGGTTTGTCTGGGTATTGGGTGAAGGTTTGGTTAAGGCTATTATGATCTTAGTATTCTTTCTTCCAGTACTATGGACGTTAAGTGAAGGCTTTGGTATACCTGGATATCTTATTTGGATTGCATTAGGTGTAAGTGTTGGTGGGTTAGGTGTATCAGCCGTTATCGGACGTAAGTTACCAAAGCTTGAATATAATAATCAACAAGTAGAGGCTCAATTTAGAAAGCATCTTGTGCGATGCGAGGATGATAGAAAGATTCATAGTCTTGAAGAGCTCTTTGATATATTTAAGCATCTTAAAGTTAATTACTATAACCTATATAACAATTACAAGTATTATTCGTTATGGGAGAACTTATACTTTCAAGCTGGAGTTATTATTCCATATATGGTATCGGCACCTCAATTCTTTGTTGGAGCGATTACATTAGGAACACTAGTACAGATTGGTAACGCCTTTGATAAGATACATGAATCTATGAGCTTCTTTACAGATAACTGGATGACAGTAACAGAACTTAAATCAGTGATAATTCGTTTAAAAGAGTTTGAATCTGATATAAATAAATCATAGGATGCTTCGGGTCCTATAGGAAGAGTGACAAGAGTTACTCTATAATTTAAACCTTGCTTAACAGGAGGATGTTATGACATATAACACAAACGGTATCCCAAAGGACCTATTCTTTGGATTTGATTCATTATTCGATGCAATCAACAAACCCCAAAACAACCAATCGTACCCACCATATAACGTGGTGAAGTTAGACGATACTAATTTTGTCATTGAAATTGCAATTGCAGGATTCGATGATAATGAAATTAGTATTGAATTGTTGAAGGGTACATTAACAGTGAGTGGAGTTAAGGGCGGGGATATTCCCGAACACAACTACATACACAAGGGTATCTCAACCAGATCATTTACACGCACATTTACTTTAGCTGAGACTATTGAAGTTGAAGATGCTGCTATCATTAATGGACTGCTACAGATCGGGTTAATTAATACCATCCCGGACGAGGATCAACCTCGAACGATTAAGATTGTTCGCTACGAGCCACAATTATTAACTGAATAACAATAGGGCCGAAAGGCCCGTCTTTATAATGGAGAAGTAAATGAAAGACGTATATATCGTAAGACTATCAACCGGTGAAGAACTGCTATGTACCATAGAATCTGATACTGATACACATCTCACTATTAAACAACCATATGTAATCCTTCCAACCGCCGAAGGTAGCATTCAATTCATGAAGTACATGGGTTATGCAGATTACACTACGTTGCCTGTTAAGGTTACTAATGTAATGTGGGTAGTTAAACCGAGTAAGGAAATCACAACAAAGTATAATGAAATGACGGGATCTATAGCTATGCCTAATAAGAAAATTATAATCTAGAAACCCGTTGCCATTTGACTTGAATTACTATATAATAAATACATGATGAAACAATTTTATACTTCAGTACAACAGCTGGGATCGAATATCCTTGTTCGAGGATACGAGAACGGCAAGGCTGTACAACGCAAGGTCCCATACGGACCTACCTATTACGAGGCTTCACAGAATCCAGATTCTTTATGGAAATCACTTCAAGGTGAACCATTGGAGCCTATTCAATTTAATTCAATTAAAGCCGCAAAAGACTACTATAAGCTATATAGTGGCGTATCCGGTAAGAAAGTGCATGGAATGAATAATTTCGTAGCACAATATATCAATGAGGTATATCCCGGCCAGATCGAGTTCGATCGCAGCCTGATCAATGTGACTTCGATTGATATCGAGGTACAATCCGATGAGGGCTTCCCATTTCCAGAAGATGCGAAGTTTCCTATCATCTCTATAGCTATGAAAAACAACATAGATAATACATACTATGTTTGGGGCTTGAAAGAATATGATGTTCATAAGTCTATTATCGATGTAGAGAGATTAGTGTATCGTCATTGCAAAGATGAAGAAGCATTACTCGCTAGCTTCGTGGATCACTGGAAGAATAACTGCCCTGACGTAATTACTGGTTGGAATGTTAAGTTCTTCGATATACCATACATCGTTAATCGTATAACCAATACCACAGGCATTAAGTTAGCCAAGGACTTATCACCATTCAAGTTCATTAAGGCTGGAACGATTAAGATGATGAATAGGGAAGATCAGTATTGGGAGTTATTTGGTGTGCAAACATTAGACTATATGGATCTATTCAAGAAGTTTGGATATTCATTTGGACCTCAAGAATCATATTCATTAGATCATATCTCAAGTGTTGTATTGGGTGAACGTAAATTATCTTATGAAGAGCACTCTAATCTGTATACACTATACAAAGAAGATCATCAAAAGTTTATTGACTATAACATTCGAGATGTTGAGTTGATTGAACGGTTGGAAGATAAGATTGGCTTGATTACTCTTGCAATGGTTGTAGCTTATAAGGCTGGAATCAATTACAAGGATTGTATGGGAACTGTAGGTGTATGGGATTCTATTATCTTTAGGGACTTGCATATGCAGAACATAGCAGTACCGCCGAATGAACATGATATGAAAGAGAAGTATCCTGGTGGTTATGTTAAGGAACCTCAAGTAGGATTACATAACTGGGTTTGTTCATTTGACTTGAACTCTCTATATCCATCTATCATTATGCAATACAATATGAGTCCTGAGACTATAATAGGTGGTCCGAGAGATCCTCAATTATCGTTTAGAGGTGATGACTACATTAAGAATGTTGATAATATATTAAAGGGTGGTATTACAAATACTGTTCGTGATACAGCCTTGGCTACTAATGGAGTTAGGTATAGCACTAAACGTGTTGGTGTAATTCCTCGTATCATTGAAGATCTATATGCTGAACGAGTTGGCATTAAGAAAGAGATGTTACATGCTCAACAAGAGAAAGAGGGTGTGGATAAGAATAATAAGCAAGCTATCTATAACATTGAGAAGAAGATTGCTATTGCTGAGAATAGACAGATGGCTATTAAGATTCTACTAAACTCTTTATATGGTGCTCATGGATCTCAATACTTCAGATACTTCAATATGAATACTGCTGAAGCTATTACTACTACTGGGCAAGCCACCATTAGATGGGCTGAACAAGCTATCAATGGATATCTTAATAAACTACTGGAAACTGATCATGATTATATTATTGCTATTGACACTGACTCTATTTACGTTGACATGGCCGAACTCGTTTTACGTGTTAAGCCTAATAACCCTGTTGCTTTCCTGGATAAGGTTTGTGCAGAAACACTTGAAAAGGTACTAGAAAGGGCGTATAATATATTATATGAATCACTTGGTGGAAGATCTAATAAAATGGTAATGGCTAGGGAAGCAATCGCTGACCGCGGTATATGGACTGCAAAGAAGAGATACATTCTTAATGTACATAACAATGAAGGTGTGCAATACAAAACACCCAAGTTAAAGATTATGGGTATTGAAGCTGTTAAGTCATCTACGCCAGCACCTTGTAGACAAGCATTACGTGATATCTTTAAGACAATCATAGCCGGATCTGAAAGTGACACTCAAGATGAGATTGCAACGTTCAAAGCACACTTTAAGAGTTTGCCTGCACATGAGGTTGCATTCCCACGTGGAGTATCCAATATCACTAAATGGATTCCTAAGTCTGCATCAGACTTAAGTCAAGGTCTGTATGGCTCTGAACTATATATGAAAGGTACACCTATTCATGTGCGGGGTACTATACTATACAATAATGCAATCAAGCAGTATAAGAACTTAGCTCCAATCAATAATGGTGAGAAGATTAAGTTCTTATACATTATGAAGCCTAATCCGATTCATGAGAATGTTATATCATTCCAAGACTATCTTCCTAAGGAATTGAAGTTAGATGAATATGTTGACTATGAGTTGCAGTTTGAGAAAGCTTTTGTTAAGCCAATCAAACCAGTACTTGATGCTATCGGATGGGATGTTGAAGCATCTATATCATTAGAGGATTTCTTTTGACATGATTGGTTTAACGATATTCAAGAATCTATTTGATAATACCACTGATAAGTCTATGCAGTTTGATGACTTTGATCGGTTTGAAGCTTTCATGTATAAGCTATCAGAGATTGAATATCGAGATAAGAAGGATGCTTCGTTAATGACGCCTGCTTCATTCTTACCTGATACTACTAGGGCTAACGTTAATGTAATTGAATGGCAATCTTGGGCTGCAGTAGATGTAGATGATCAAGTGTATGATGGTGATTTAAAAGAAGAGCTTATTGAGTTGTATGGTCAATATAGATTCATATGTTACTCTACGGCATCTTCTACAATAGCCAAGCCTAAGTTTAGATTGATATTTCCTTTATCAGCGCCGGTTAAGCAAGCTAAGATTAAACATTTCTGGTTCGCCCTTAATAAGGAGTTAGGTGACATTGGAGATCCACAAACTAAGGATTTAAGTCGCATGTATTTCGTACCTGGTAAATACATAGGCTCCAACGCGTTTATCTTCTCAAATACAGGCGATTTAATGGATCCTAGTATACTAATGGGTAAATACGAGTACGCAGTTAAAACAGGCAATTCGTTCTTGGATAAGTTACCGGCATCAGTGAGAGAACAATTGATTAAGCATAGAAAGGAACAAATGGATAACACATCTATTGCATGGAGTAACTACCATAACTGTCCATTTATAAACCGGAGATTAGTAGTAGAGTATCAAACCATCAACGAGACTGGTTGGTACTCAAAGATGTATGCTATAATGGTATCAATAGCTATTAATGCTATTAGACAGAAGTACCCTATTAACAGTATGGAGATAGCGGACTTATGTACGCAGATTGATAATGATAATGGTGGGTGGTACAAAAACAGACCTCTTACACGAGAGGCGGAAGGAGCAATTAAATTTGCTTATGAAAATACGGTTGACATCTGACGGTAAATGATGTATAATATATTATATAACAATTAGGAGTAACTATGCATCTTAAAGAAAAGATTAAGTTTTTATTAAATGGCAAATCCATTGAGGAACTAACAGCTAAAGAAGTTAAGTTCAGAGGATTTTGATATGTTAGTTAGAGAAGAAAAAGAATTAGTAGCAGTAAAAATAGTAGATGCAGTTGATGCTATAATTGGCAATGACACACCATTAGTCTTACTAGGGCGCGACAAAGA